CATCTTCTTTGTCAGCTTGTCTACCTCAAGTAGCTCCCAACCCTCCGGGACCTTATCCTGTTCCAAATGCCCTTTCGAAACAGGAAGAGGTCTTTCGACCTCCATAGAGAGGTAATGGGCCTCCCGATCCCAGAGGTGGCTATGAATAAGTTCATGACGGTAGACAGGAAGACCTAGTCCACGGGAAACAGACCTGTCAGAAGACAGGATGTACTTAGCATTCCATTTCAAGAACTCAATCCGAAGCAGTGATCGCCTGGATCCAAAGAAACCAGGGCAAAACGAATTGTACCTCCCTCGCAGAGTTTCCACTCCACCGCAATCAGTCCGAAGACCGAAAGCGGTAGAGCGAATACAAGGTACTATATCAACTCTTCGATCGAAAGCCTTGAAAAGAGTGCTATTCAATGAAAAGTAACGACGATCAACCATCGTCTTCCCGGGTGAAAGGACTAGACCGGATCGATTAACTCCATCCCTCCAACGCTCGTATTCCGCAGGGGTACTACGAAAAACGATATCATCCCCGTTGATGCGGACGGGTCCACTCGACCTCGAAAAATACCTGAATGCCAGATAATTAACGAGGCAGAGGAGAGGGAAGCTAATCAAGTTCCCCATCAATTGCCCACGCTCCTGATAAACAACCGGGCCATCATCCTCCCATTGCATGGGAGTCCGGAGCAGTTGTCTACCAAGGTCTGCAATCCCCCTCGGGATCTGAGTCGCCTGGTTAAGGATCAGGTCCAATAACTCACGTTGAACCCAACCATTAAGATTATCAGTAGCAGATTCATAGTCGCCACTGACAAAAACTTGACCTGGTTGAGGCGAAAATTCAGCAAACCTTCGCGGCTTAGCATCCCCTCGTAAAAGCCACTTGAAGCGTGAAATGTGGTTATAGATAGCAGTATGTAGAGGCCTAGCTAAATTACAATTAACGTCACCAACGCTAATTGTCCTCCACTTACCCCCCGTCTCGACAGACCGAAGTCTGGACGGACAAATATCGATGGGAGACTCTCTCGTGAGAGCCTCCAAGACGAACGTCTGGTGCCTTGTCCACCCCGACACAGCGTTCGCCTTTTGAATGGCACGGCACAACTCCTCCGAAGAGGCGTTGAACTCGGACGGTAAATCCGAGCAACAAATACCATCCAACAGATATTCAGCTCTAGAACCACCCTCGGAAAGACCTCGCGTCCGACACGATTTAATAGGCAATGTAGCCGAAAGACAAGCATTCGGATACAAAGTTAAATCCCAGCCGGGAGGAAACAGCTTAGGAACTGTCTTTCTTACATATCGGAGAAAACCCTCATCGGGTTTGGGGGATGGCTCCGACATTTTTCGAGCGTAAGAAGCGAGATCAGGCCGAGGTGACGGCAAAACTTTCCGGAAAAGAAATAGTGACATGAAGACCGACCGACGATTATCCGAAGATAATCGAGCCCGCCCCATGAACTCATGCCACGGATGAAGACTAGGAGTCTGAAGTCCCAGTTCACAAAAGGACTTCAGCCAACTCAAGCGATCCTGAGCCGTTCGACCAGAAGGTGTAGGCACTGGAAAGGAAACCCCAAAAGGCTTCCCAACCATCCGACAAAACACCTGCCAACGTCGCAGCACAGGGCAACCAGCCAGCAACAACGCATCGCGTTTCACGTTGCTGGACCTTGGAATGGACATCCCACGAGAGATGTACAAGATGCAAAGGCTTTTT